TCATCATAATAACGAAGAATAATTTCCATCATAACGCATAACCCATTCTTAAATACTAAATTGGGAAAGCTTACTCCTTCAATTGTAATATTTTGGTTTATATTTGTTTCGGAGTAAGTAGTACGGTCGGTAATATTATTTAGTCTCGCAATAATATCATTTTTACCGGCGTTTTCACAGTAAGCTCCAGTATTATTTCGTGTTTCTTCAATGTTTTTTGTTTTAAATACAATGCGTTTATTCTTAAACAAACTCATAAATCCGATAATATTATTGTATTCGTTAACAGGTTGTATATACTTTTTCAAGCTTTGTTTAAACTGGTCAAAATCGGATGAATTCACTTCCGACCAAACCGTCTCCTTGTTATCTATGTTTTGTGTAAATATCTTAAATGTCGGGGTTGGTTGTTCATCATCTAAAAGAAGAATACTAATACGAGGACCAATACGCATAATTTTTATATCAAAATAATCCTTTATTTGTTGTTCAAAATTATATAGAACCGGTTCAGGGTCGGCATATAAGTACTGTAATATCAATAGCTTGTCGCTCAAAGGTAAAGTATCAATCTGATGATGTATAGCAAATTTAACAATTAAATCGTCAGTTAATTCTGGATGAAACAGTTTGAGTTTATGTGTAACATTGCCGAGATGTTTAAACCAGTTTGTTTCTCCTGTTTCTAAATTGTTGATAATAATAGTGAATTTCATATTAGTGGCAATTTCCTCTTTAATAGTGGCATATGTACGAGTATTATGTATATCCTTTATTTCAGCAGCGGCTTGTTTGACAAGATTTTGAGGTTCAGTATGTTTTATAGGCAATTCAAGTTGCAAAACATTAGGTTTATAATCAACAGGGACAGTTCGTTCAAAAATGGATGTCGTTTCATCTGTTATTTCGGTTGGTTGAAAAGCATAGATATCTCTGGAATTGACTAAATAACCCCGTCTTCCGTATTTATCAATTAAATATTCATTTCTGTTATTAACAAAACGTGATAATGCGAAGTCAATTTGAACATCATTGTATTTATATTCAATGTTTTCGTTTGGAAATTGGGAAGCAATATTTTTAATCATATCCCGATTTGGTGCATTCGGGCGAATATTAATAGAATTAATAAGTTCGGTTCGGTTATAGGTAGGCTTTTCTTTAAAAAGTTCTCGTATGCGTTTCACAATCATGCTATGATTGATTTGTACGAATTCTTCGTTATATGTATCATTTATTATATCAAGAGGTTCAACTGTAGCATGTGGGGAACAAGTAAAACTACAATTATCCATATAATCACACATATCAGTGAATGCTCGGTCACCAACTTGGTAATCAATATCTACATTGGGTTTGCTAGATAGTTTTAATTTAATATTCTTATTTTCAGCTTGTTCTAATAACTTATCAATGGTAAAATTGGTCTGTCCAATATTCAAAATGCAATCCACAGCACTTTCTTTTAATATTCGGGTAACTTTCCCAATTTGTACAGCTTTTTTCTCTGCAAACCGATAAACATACATATCAGCGGTTTCTTCTTCATCGTTTGGTGCGGTTGCGTGTAAGTATATTTCCACATTGCGTTCTTCAAATGGTAGGCTACAATGACTGCGATTACGAACACCTCGTCCAATAATTTGTTCAATCCGGTTCATATTGTACCAAGGTTCCATTATATGTACTTGACGAACGTTTTTGAAGTCAAGACCTTCAGCAGCGGCTTTGGTAATGAGGATAACTTTGACATTCTGCCCGTATTTATTTTCCGGATTGGTAATATATTTTAAATCCTCTGTATTGTTAGGTGAGAAGCGCTTGTCACCAGTAATCATTACATATTTAGCAGGATGAAACTCAATCCCTTGTGATTTTGGTTTTAATGTAATAGCGTCAATATATTCCGTTGGTTTGTTTTTGAATAAGGATTTGGTATAGTTAGCAGACCCGTATCGTGAGAACCCCAATTCTTCTAATGCCAGAGCCATAGGAACAACACCTCCATCAATATACTGTGAATATACAATGATTATGCCGGTAGAATTCATAATTTTACTACAAATATTGGACATTTTGTTACTATATTTGTGAAGGTTCTCTTGATTGAAAATTCTACCGTATTTGTTCAAGCTATCTTCTTTGTATTCATAATTATAATTGAGTATATCGCTGGTATCGTGTTTCATAATTCGCGCAAGACCATTTTTGCCGACCATATTTTGAACAACTGTTTCTAAATTGGTTTCACTTAGTTCGGTATTTTGAATAATGGCATCTAATTCTGGACTGGGATATACGATATCAAGTGATTGTAGTGGTTTTTCCAAATAAGTGTATCCAAATGTTTCCATGTTCTCAAAAGAAGGCATAGTTTTGGTCTGTCCAAACTTATCAGTTATATCACCGCCACGATTGTGCAAATAATCCATAATGCAGTTATATCCATTGGACTGATATTCCCCCATTTTGGTAACATATAAAGGAATATTCTGAATAGGTTCATCAATGTTCTTTTTATTCATTTGTATCTTGGGATAGTTTTCCTTGTCTAGCTGATTCTCAGGTGAAAATATGTCAGGATATATACGAAATGGGAAAGTATATGGGTTCTCTCCACGCACATAGGATACGTATCCAGTAAGTTTCCTTCGTAACAGGGAGTCACCATTTTCCTCTGTGTCTGTTACAAAGTTACCACTCTTATCAAATACCAACGATTCTGTAATAGAGCTGCGTTTATCTACTGCATTCAATATATTTGTCAACCAAATAATCTCTTTGTAGCTATTGTACATAGGTGTAGCAGACAATAATAGAAGTCGTATGTTCTCGGCATATTTGCATACATCTTTTAATAATGATGCGATTTTTGTACCTTCTTTATTGTCATCAGTTGGACGAATATTATGTACTTCGTCCACAATAACGAGGCGATTGTCAAAGAATCTACGAATACGTTTTATTTTCAACTCTTTGCGTTGTTTTACAGTGAGGGTAGTGTCTGTATAACCTTTGAGGACTTTTCTTTGAATAAAATGAGATAGCTGAGTATATCCAACAAACGAATAATATTTATTGATAATTCCGTTGATTTGCGCAGCAACTTTATCTCTAGATAATCCACGTAGTCCGGTCGGATTAATTTCCTTTAATAGTGAGTTTCCTATACAAGTATTCAAATTCCACAAATCACCGTCTGGTTCTAATTTGCGTTCGTCGAATAATTGAAGACGAAAATTATTTTGAACATTTGGAGAGGCGACTATTAGTATTCGTTGTGTTATGCCAATTTGTTTCATAAATCCACGTGTTTCTTCTGCAATGCCGATAGCACTACAAGTTTTACCAGTACCAAGACCGTGATACAATAACAATGCATTGTACGGCGTTTGAAATGACAGAAAGTTTTTGACAAACATTTGATGAGGCATAAGTTCAAAATCAGCGTTACATAACATATCTGCGTGTGTTTTAATGTCTCGGATTTTGCCATCGTACATAGTATCGTAAAACTCCTTACGCTTTGCGATTTTAATGTTAAAATCTGGGTCATTTATTTCTGGATATAGGAAATCAAGGTTTTCATCCACATCACGGTTATTGTATTCAATTCGTTCTTTATTATATAAAAAATCATTACCCTGTTTGCTGTCTATATCGGTAGGTAATACGCCGATTTGGTTTTGAAGTTTTAGTTCATTGTCAGTTAATGTTATTTCACCATCAGCAATGATTGGGTCGTTTATTTCTTCTTCATATATGCTGTCAATCATTTGTGTATCTGGTTCAGGAGCTACAGGTGAAGGTACAGGTGAAGGTACAGGTGAAGGTACAGGTGAAGGTACAGGTGAAGGTACAGGTGAAGGTACAGGTGAAGGTACAGGTGAAGAGCTAACCTCTAAATTCTCTTTCTGTTCTCGGTTTACACGTTCAATACAAATGATTAAACTGATAAGGTCTGGTTTTGTATTCGCTTCAGCTATATATGTGCGTCCGGTAGTTTCTCCTTTTAATTCAGATACTATATCTCGTAATTCCTGTCTTTTCAATTTATTTAGTTGAACTGCTCGGTTTTTTTCAGCATCATCTTGTGGTTCATATGTAGAAGAACAACCCATAATAGTTTTTTTAACGGGTTTCACAATCGGCTCGCACATATTAGTTACAGGATTTCTATATTCACCTCTCGGACAACGAGTTTGTTTGAGGGTACGTTTTTTAGGGGGGCTAGACTTATGAATTTTGGTTGTGTGTGACATCCGTTTCTACTACTTTAAACTATATGCATATAATTTTACATATCGTTTTACTCAGGAACAAATATCATAATATGCGTGATAATTGGAAAGAGAGAAGCATCTGATTGATATTGTAGATTATATCAAGTTTTTCTAAATTATAAGGTCGGATAACTTGCATACATCTATCATATGACATCCACTCCATGCAACTAACTTCAGATGTTTCAAAGTTATTCATATCTATAGGTTCCGTATTTTCAATAAATGTTAAAAAATATTTATGTTTGTATGACTTATAATTTGAACCAGTAAAAGTTTCTTCATAGGGAGCAATATTTTGTATAACGGTAAGATGTGATTTATCTATACCGGTTTCTTCTTGAAATTCCCTTAATGCGCAGTTATAATCATTTTCTTGATAATTTCTGCGTCCCTTTGGAAATCCCCATTCGGGTTCATCCCAATTCATGTAAGCATTGCTTTCGTCAATTAACGTTATTAAATTGTAACTAGAATGGTTACAAGATACACCAACCCGTAAAGAATTAAATTTTGTTTTGGATAAATTTTCTTCATATCTATACTGGGATGAAATTCTGTTATCCCCCCAAATTTGGTTCCATATCTCATCAAATTCTAAGGTGCGAAGTCGTTCTTTTTCATCTTGAGTCATCTGTTTTAACATGTTTAAAATGTAAAACTTATTATTAACGAAGTATTTGCCTCGCATGAAGTCAATAAATCCCAATGTATCTTTTCTTCGTATCATTAGAAATTCAATCTTTTTTTGGATAACTCGGAATGAAATAACTCCTACACTAGTAATAGGCATTTTACATTGGTTATATATATGTCCTTGTTTTCCACAATTATTACAATAATTATCGGTCATGAAATAAGTTTATTCTGATATAACCAAGTCTCATAGCTTTATATCATTGACGAAAATAGGAATGATATTTGACCAAAATATATGGGGACCCCATTACTGGTTTTTTTTACATACAATAGCTGAGTCCTATCCATTGACACCGAATGAAGTAACAAAACGAAAATATTACGATTTAATCCAGAACATGCCATTGTTTATACCAATAGCAGAAATGGGGAATAAGTTTAGTGAAATGTTAGACAAATACCCAGTCAGCCCATATTTAGACAATCGCGAATCATTTGTACGATGGGTTCATTTTATACATAATAAGTTTAATTTACTATTGGGAAAAAATGAGATACTACTAGCAGATGCGCTTGAGAAATATCGCGCAGAATACAAGCCGAAACCTGTATATATGCATGAGAAAATCCATATAAGACGACAGTATGTACATATCATATTAATATTGATAATTCTATTTTTGATATACGTCTATTACGAGTAGGACGGTAAAATGTATCGGTATAGTATAAATAGTACAATAAGATGCGAGTAGAATTAATCATCATTATAATCGCCGGATTCATAATGGCAAACATATATACAGATGGGAAATATATGCGAATGTTATCGTCGGGAAAGAAATATTATCAAATGGCAGGTGTAGCATTCGGAGCGTTGATGTTTTATATATTATTTAAGCGAAACCCATTAAGAGCCCGCGAGATGGTGACCGCATCAAATGAGTATATAAAGTATCTACCGATTGATAAGAATGCGTCAAATATCATATCCCCCATATTAGATTTTACTTCCAAACATAGCTTTGCAAATGAAAGTAGCGAACAATACCCAATTCTTCCAATGTCTAACAATAATCATCAATATGCATCCGAGAACCGTATAATAAATTCAGGCAAAAAATCAACGAAACGGTCGGTAAGTGAGACGAAAAAGAAATTTGTAGCGGCGAGACAAAATTGGAAGTGTAATGATTGTCAAAATCAATTGAGTGCGTGGTTTGAAGTAGACCATACCGTACGTTTGGAATATGGAGGTAGTAACCATATAGATAATTTAGTGGCACTATGTCGTGAATGTCATGGAAAGAAAACAACCATGGAGAACTTATAGGGGGCAATAAATGGACGGGTGTATAATAAAAAATGTATATTATTATATACTGAGAATAAATGGATGGATGGGGAATAATAATCCTCATTTTAGTACTGATAAACTTGTTTCTATATTTTTTAAAATGGAATAACATTGGATGGGCTATAAGTATGTGGAACAAGGTCGCATTGATATATGAAGGTATAATAGGTGTTATAATAGGAATTCTATATTCACCAATCGCGTGGATATTTAAAGAAATATATTCGTTAGGTAGAAATATTTATGAACAAGCCATAGAAAATAAGATATATGGTTTAGTGTTAGGTGCAATCATAATAGTAGCCATAATATTAAACAATGCTTCCTATAATCCAGAGGCTGGAACAATTAACATAACTAACTATTTATTTCCAATAGCAGCAATATTATGTTCCGCATTTGCTTATATACTGTTTAATAAATTAAATGCCTCAAGTGAAACCGCTGGATATTCCATAATGTTAGTATTCTTATTAATTGGTATAATGTTTGGTGCAGCATTTTATTTTTATTCAACTGGACTAATGTTTCCGATACTAGCAATAGCGATATCATTATTGGCATATCTGATATTAACAAAATTTGTAGGCACAACAATGCAATATATAATAATGGCATTAACATCCGTGTCAATGATATTCGGTTTAATCTTATATTATTTATCAGTAGATGCGATAGCAGTGTCAAGTACAATATTATACGCGATATCAGGAATATTAACGTTTGCAGTGGTAGTAGCTCTATCCATAATATTTTATTTTTATAGTAATTATCTAAAAACCGTCGGTGGATGGAAAGGATGGTTAGTGAATTTCATATTTTACGTGCCGTGTTTAGTATTAGATTTTATTAATTATATTAAGACCGAAATCGGATTAACATCTAATGTGGTCTATTATTTATTTGTTTTGGAATTACTAGCAGCATTGTTATACATCTATATTCCTAAGATTGCAAATAAGGTAGTGGCAAGTGAAGGTACTCCCCTTCTCGCCGAGACGGCATTCTTAGATATAAAGAAGGACTTAGGGAGTGGATATAATGTAGCGTTTAAAAATATTGGAATGGTCGAAGATGCAGTAACGACATACAAGCGTTCATACAGCATATCAATGTGGATATATTTAAATATCCAACCCCCAAACTATTCATCTTATGCAAAGGAATCTGAAATATTCAATTACGGAAATGGTTTGCCAAAAGTATGTTACATAAATAATGTAGATACAGATGGCAGTAAAACGCCTGATGTATTAAAGGTGTATTATACCAATAAAGGCGACGAACAAAGCTATACCGTAAATATTAAACCACAAAAGTGGAACCAATTGGTGTTTAACTATACTTCATCCCAAGTTGATTTGTTCATAAATGGACATTTAGAAAAAACATTTGTATTCAATGGCAATGAGCCAGAATACTTGGCAAGCGATATTATATCAGTAGGTTCAACCGACGGTTTAGACGGTGCAATATGCAATATTAAGTACCATTATGTGCCCCAATCAAAAGGACAAATTGCAACTTCTTATAATTTATTAATGAAAAGGAATCCTCCTACAAATATTTTGTAATGAAACTATATAAGAATGACCCCTACGACTATAATTCTCACGGTAATTATATTATTATTGGTATATGTGCTTTATGCATATTTAACCGGTACCGTAACCCCCTTATCACAAACAGCTAGTTTAAAGACACAAGTTCCTCCGATTACTAATATTAATGGTTCAAGAAATACCCGTTATGGGTACAGTATATGGGTATATGTAAATACTTGGACAAATAATAGTGCAAAAACGATATTTTCCCGTCCAAATAACATTAAGCTATACTTAGATGAAAATAGCCCGACATTAAAACTTGATATGACGATGAATGGTACTCCAGATGCCACGACTGGAATGGGTCCAGTTGAAACAATGACTATTACTACCAATTTCCCTCTACAAAAATGGGTATGTATAGCAATAAGTGTAGATAATCAATTTGTAGATGCATATTTAGAAGGAAAATTGGTAAAGTCGCAACGATTTTACACATCAACCACATCCAATGAAGTTGTAACCACTACCATTCCAGCAATCCCACCAGATGCAACATCTAGTCCGATCTATTTAGGGAATAACGGAAACGGAGCTTTCGTACCGTTTGATGCATTTACTGCTGAGTTTAAGCGATGGTCTGTACCAATTGACCCTGAAAGTGCGTGGGATACGTATTTAGCAGGTAATGGTACAAATGCATTATCTCGTGCATTTTCGTCATATGGAATAGATGTGTCAGTATTAAAGAATAACGTAGAACAAACAAAATTCTCATTTTAATTGATATGTCTGACATATAATCCCAACGTATATTATAATATATATAATATGAGTTTCCAACCAAATATGCAACCATCCTCTACATTTGGTACAGATTATGGAAAAGCGATAGCTACAAGTGTAGGAAGCACGATTGATGATGCGAGTACTGCTTTATCTAGTACATTTAATGAATTTTCTAGTCAAACTAGTACAGCTGTGGGCGCAACAACTGATTTTTTAACGGCAAATACGATTATTGCCAAGTTTGCTTTCATACTACTAGTATTGGTCGTATTTTTAATATTGTTTAATTTAGGAGTATCGATAGTAGGGTACTTTACTGAACCATCGCCCGACCCGTATATTGTAAAAGGTTTGAGTGATGGCAATATCTCAAAAATAATACCTCAGGACCCCAAACAGTCAGATGCTATTCCCATATATAGGTCAAACGACCAATCAAAAGGAATGGAGTTTACGTGGTCAACATGGTTATATTTAAGTGATTTGGGTAAAACTGCAGGTAAGTACCAACATGTGTTTAGTAAAGGTGATGGTGTTGTAAATACAGAGACAAGTCTATCAACAGTAAATAATGCACCCGGTCTTTATATTAGTCCCACGGATAACAAACTCCATATTATAATGAATACTGTATCTCCAACTGACGCAAATACCACCATTGATATTGATAATATGCCAATTAATAAATGGTTTCACGTAGCAATGCGTTTGCAGAACACCGTACTAGATGTGTATGTAAATGGTATTGTAGTGAGCCGTTTATTACTAAGCAATACCCCCAAACAGAATTATGGCAATATTTATGTCTGTCAGAACGGAGGGTTCTTTGGCAAGTTATCCAATTTAAGATATTATAGTCGTGCATTGAATGTGTTTGAAATTAATAGTATAGTTTCATCCGGACCCAATATGAAACTAGCAGAAGATATGAAACCATCTGGAGGAGCAGACTATCTGTCAAGCCGATGGTATGGAGCAAGGTACTAATCGCGATAGTAAAATATAGTAGCAATATATAGTATATTTTAGAAATGGCAAATATCAATATGGACTTACCTACGATATGCAACTTGAGAAAACGGCAGCAATTGTTTGCAATGCCATCGTTTCGCGCGACCCCCATATCGCCTTACAATGGAACGATTACACAAACGCAACTAGATATGCGACGAAAAGCCGAAATTTTAAAATATGCAGGAAACCGAATGAATACAAAAACCAATAGTCTAACCAAACAACAACGATATAATCAAGTTATTTCGGGAAAGTATCAATCCCGACCCTATATTACAACCTATACAGATACCGTAACATATGTATATGACAAACAATTAGATATGGAGATACCAATTATTACACATACCCCCGTATTATCTAATCCAGACCCAGATTGTCCATTAGACGATATGATTCCAGTTCCAACGTCTTCGTCTGATGTGCCAGGTCCAATTATTCAATTATATAATGATTCTAGTATTCCACTTTACAATTATAGTAGTACAATGAATAATAATGTTTATGCAATCACAGATGTAATAGAAACTAATATGTTTAAAGTGAATTATGCAGCGGAGAACACATATGGTTATGTTACCATCACGTCACTAGATGAAGATGGAATTAGTGAGTTAAAAAATGAGGATAATCTAAGAATACTACTATGTTCTATATATATTACCAGTGTCATTAACCGTAATATAAGCCGTTATGAATTAGCTATTCCTATAGGCATTCATTTCAGTGGGACATCCAGAGAAAGGGATAACAAAAATATATCTGGTCCGATTACATTAAGTATTATGACTGACATATATAATGAAGGCTTTAATCCACAAGTTGAATTTGTTGGTTCGCTTGTATCAACCGAGCGTCTTGTTTCGTTCTCTCAATCTACCAATAATATAAGTATAACATTTAATATAAGTGACAATAAAAATGACTTCTCTGGTACAATATATGTTGGAATGTTAAATATAACAAATATTGAGTTGTTTTCTGAACCAGGATATATATATGATATTAACATGGATGCCAATATTCAATTTGCCATAGCTGATAATATGAGAGCAGCTTTCCTATCTCAATATGATTTTAAATATGGGATATATTATAACTACTCGGATGCAACCCCTATATTCTCACAAGAGAATTGTACAATCACTTCACCAACTGCCAATGATGAGCCATTATTACCGTTTCAGGTAAAAGACACGTCGGTGTAATGGTTCATTCCCTCATCTCTACATATTGGACATCGCGTACATAGTGGCGAACAAGAAGAACATATAAAATGACCACAATCAGGAACAACCAATTTTTCAACAGGCATACTTTCGTAGCATACTGGACAATCATCAGTCATTGCGTTTTTTCCATACAATGTTTTTATAATATTCTGTAATGATGTGAATTTAGGACGGACCGACTGCATATTATTGCGGACCGTGTATAGTTCGTGTGAGACATTTGTCAAACGCCGCCTATAATGTTTATTGTCATTAATCAATAATAAACATTGAGAATGTTTTTTATCATATTGTGATAGTAATTCATTATATTTAGTTTCAACATCAGCAACTGTCGTTTGAATTGGAAAAGGATAATATTTTTTTATGTATTTTACAATAACGGATGCCACTAATTTATCACCATCATCAGCAAGGTGTGTTGTTTCTATAAAAGATGTACGTAGCGGGGGTCCTGAGCTAGTAGGTTGTTCATAAAATGCGTATTCTTCAAAATATTGATTAAAATGTTCGATGAATTCTTGTGCAGTTGGTAAATCTTGTTCAATAAACATAGGACCAGGTCCGTAAGTGATTCCATTAATTGTATGATTTGTATCAACATCATATAATTTAATCAATTTGGGTATTTCAATATCATAATAGTGAACAAATGATTTTCGGGCAGTTTGACTGTTTATAATCTGATATTGTATATCATATGTAGATGACATTAAGTTATCTATTGCCTGCCTACAAAGTTCATCACGAGATTTTGGCATATTGATGTAGAGAGATTATTATGTTTTTACACAGAGAATAGAATTGCTTTCAATTTTTACTATTGGGGTTGCATATTGTTGCTCAAATTTGGATTTAGACATTGATGTTGGCTTGGAAAAATTTGTCCAGACATACATTTTGTATCTTGACCTATTTCTATACAACCTCTACGTCCGTTGTATTCACCCGCTAAGCACCATTGCGACTTGCCGACTACACTAGGTGACTGAATGTTACTGTTAGAATTGTCTTCATTTGGTAATCCAGATTTCATATCCGAACTATTCAACACGGTATCAAAATGTATCTTTGAGCTTGGGTCAAGAGCACCTTTACTACTGTCTTTTAATATATTTCCGACAGAATGAACTGTACCACTAGCAATATCAATGCCAGTCTTTGCAGTAGTAGATACCACGTCAGCGGTTGTATTTATAACAGCCCCAGCGGTGTATCCAAATAAGGATAGGATTTGAATAATAATAGGTTTAAAAATATTCACAATGGATTGAAATAAATTTCCAATTATTTGGAATAGGTTACCAAATATATGCAAAACGTTTATTCCTAAAAGAGAGAATATTAGCAAAAATACCAAAAGAGCGATGAGAAAGTTTTTATTTATAGTGATTCCTCTATCACCTATATTTAGTTTAGGAGAAGCAGAAGCCATTGTAGTATCCATGTTATAATATATATAATAAAATATTTTTTTTAGTTCGTTTGCATTTGGTGAAAATTTTGTTAGTTTATAGTAAAATGGGTCTATTCAGTTTTGTTGAGACGTTCTTCTTTGTCAGTTTAGGCATTACGTTTATTTTAATCCTATTACTGGTTTATCATTTTAGACAGCGATTTGTAGCACTAGAACAAAAATGCGATACGATGTTTGACCTGATTAATAATATTGTCACTGAATTGAATAATGACCGACGGTCAGCGCACGGGTTTGGTATATCTGAACCCCATATAATGTTTTCTCCTGAAGCGAACGGTGAGTTGCCAGACGTTGTTGGCGATGAAAGAACGAGAACTAATATGGAAGAGTTTCGGGATATGAATGATAGTGATAGTGAGGATGATGGTGATAGTGAGGATGATGGTGATAGTGAGGATGATGGTGATAGTGAGGATGATGCATATGGAGACATAACATCATTTGAGGTAGTTGATGATAATAGCTCAGTAAAGGTGATTATGCTTGACCAAGTAGATGAACTTACTGAATTACCAAGTGATACGGCAGAACATTCTGAAAACGAAGAAGTCGTGCAGCTTAATTTAGATGCAATTGACCAAGTCGTGGTAGATAAACTAGACCCCACAAAATTAGACCATATGCTGGAAGAAACCTCCTTAGAAAAGCAATCAACTGACATATATCAGAAAATGTCCATCCAAGCGTTAAAGGCTTTAGTGATTACTAAAGGGTTAAGTACTGAGCCAAGTAAAATGAAAAAGGCTGAATTAGTTAAGCTATTAGAGAGTGCCAATCAGTAACAATATAATTTATAATATCTATAAATGATATATATTATAATGTTTTCACCATCAAGCGAATATACAAATCTAAATAATGCATATACAAAACCGACTTTTGAGTTGTCACGTACGATGTATCCAGTTCATACAAATATTCAATTCCCGATTATACCGAAAATGGTGCCAGCTAACTGGCAGTCAGAGGATGCAAATAACGCAGATTTGATTGCAAAAACTGGAATAACTACTAACTGGCAATACCGCAAATATTTAACGGACAATGCAAAAGATATTATTGAGTATAATTACCATGAGAGTAACAATGAGAACGGATATGCAGTGCGACAAGCAGAGGTACCCATTATACAATGCAATAAAGTGCAGGGAATAATAAATATGCCTCGTATGCAAACAAATGAGATAGATACAACCCATCGTTATGGAACACCAGCTAGCGACTTAAAAAATGCCTATTTATCACAAGAACAATCCAACTCAATGAGAATAGCACCTGTAATTGACCCGAAACAATTTCGCAACAAATAGATTGTGTTTCAAACGACATAAACTACTCAGGTTTATACTGTTTATTAGTACCACAATGAAGATAATTAGCTTTGATGTAGGAATAAAAAATATGGCATATTGTATTTTAGATTGCACACAAGGAGAACTTGCCATTAGCGGTTGGGGTATATTGAATTTAATGGACAAACAAGAGACAGAACAAGTATGTAGTTGTATGAACAAACCTAAATCAAAGAAAACGCAGCCGACGGTCTGTACCAAGAAGGCGAAGTATATGAAAAATGATACATATTATTGTGATAAACACGCGAAGGGATGTTCTCAATATATTATCCCGACTAAGCAAATGCAGCCATCTTCATTAAAGAAACTGAAAGTAGATGATTTAATCAAACTCGGAAACAAACACCTTCTATTTCTAACTACATCAAACCCCGATAAATTGCTAAAAAAGGACCTACTTGCAATAGTAATGACTTATTTTGAAAAACAATGCTATGAATTAGTAGTAACCGCCAAACATAAGACGGCATCAGGAACAGATCTCATTGAGATTGGACGTAATATGAAGAAATGTTTAGGAGAAATAGAGAACCTGTCAGATATTACGAATGTAGTCATTGAGAACCAGATATCCCCGATTGCAAATAGAATGAAAACAATACAAGGAATGTTGGCGCAGTATTTTATTATGACGAATGAATCAGCGCAAATAGCATTTATATCTTCGGCAAACAAATTGAAACAATTTGCTAGTCGTCGCACATTAACGGAAGATGATGATGTAATGGAGAACACATTGGTG